TCTCGGCGGCTGCACCCGCAACGCCGTTATCGGCAAGGTGCATCGCCTCGGGCTGCCGGGACGCGCCGCCAGGTCGCGCAGCGCGTACAGCAGACGTCGACCCCGGGCACCAAGGGCGGCGAGCTCGCCGCGCAAGCCACGACAGGTGCTCCTGCCGAAGCGTAGCAGGGGCTTCGAGTTCGCTCCCCTACCGGACGCCGAGGTGAAGACGACCGTACTGGGCGTCGCCCCCGAGGACGCCGCCATCAACCGTCGCCCCCTCGCCGAGCTGGACGCCAGCGACTGCCGGTGGCCCATCGGTGATCCCTGCCGCGACGACTTCGGCTTCTGTGGTGCCACAGCTGTCCCCGACCGTCCGTATTGCGAGCGCCACTGCGCCAGAGCTTTTCGTGCAGCACAAGGAAATCCGCAATGAGCATCGCCGAGATGAAGCAGGTCCGCAGCACGTTGCCGCCCCGCATCCTGATCTATGGCCCGCCCAAGCAAGGAAAGACGTCGCTGGCGGCCGAATTCCCGAACGCCGTGTTCCTGCAGGTCGAGGAGGGTACCCCAGGCGATCTCGAGCTGACCAGCTTCGGGCTACTCACCGGCTTCGACGCGGTCATGGACGCCCTCAGCGCGCTCTATTCCGAGGAGCACGACCGCCAGACCGTGGTGCTCGACAGCGTCGACAAGATGGAGCCCCTGATCTGGGCCAAGGCCTGCGCGGACAACAGCTGGTCCTCGATCGAGGCGCCCGGCTACGGCAAGGGCTACGTCGAGGCCGACCGTGTCTGGCGCGAGCTGCTCGACGGGCTCAACGCGCTCAGGCGCGATCGCGCCATGACCGTGGTGCTGATCGGGCATTCCACCGTCACCACGTTTCCAAACCCAGCGGGCGCCGAATATCCCCGCTGGGACATTCGGCTGCACAAGCGCGCCGTCGGCCTGATCCAGGACGAGATGGACGCCATCCTGATGCTCAACCAGGAGCCGGCCATCAAAACCGAGGAGCAGGGTTTCGGCAAGAAGCGGGCGACCGCCACGGGCGGTCCAGCGCGCTGGATCTACTGCGAAGGCCGCCCGTCCCACGTTGCCGGAAGCCGCTACGGCATGCCGGAGAAACCGCTCTATCGCAAAGGCGAGGGCTATTCGCAGCTCGCCCAATACTTCCCCAGCGGCCGGGGCGAAGCGGCCGATCAAGCAGCCTGAAAGGAGTAACGAGCATGGCAGAGCTTGGAATGCACTTCGATCCCTCGGCGGTGCCGGAGGATGAGAAATCGTTCGATCCGGTGCCTGCAGGCGACTACCTGCTGCAGGCCGTCGAGGCCGACGTTGTTCCCACCAAGACCAACTCCGGCACGCGCCTGACACTCACTCTCGAGATCATGGAGGGCGACCACGCAGGCCGGAAGATCTGGGAGGGGATCAACATCGCCAACCAGAGCGAGGAGGCGCAGAGGATCGGGCAGCGACAGCTCGCCGATCTCTGTCTCTCCGCCGGTTTGACCTCCGTTAGCAACAGCGACGATCTCATCGGCCGTCCGTTCCGGGCGCGCGTCGGAATCCAGCAGGATAAGGGCGGACAGTATGCACCGCGCAACGTCGTCAAGCGCTGGCACATCGCGCCGGCGAAGCTGGAGCGAGCGCAGGCCGCACAGCCACCGGCTGCGGCGAGGCCCGCGGCAACGCAGACAGCGCCGAAGCCTGCGCCGGCGCAGGGCGCGAGGGTGCCACAAACCGGGCCAACGCCGACTAAGGCGGCTGCTGGCGGCAGTAGCAGCCGCCCTTGGGCCACGCGGTGACGCACCATGCAGCTCAGGGCATATCAACGGGGCGCCATTGATGCGCTCTATGCCTGGTGGGGCGATGGGGGCGGCAATGCCCTCATCGACCTCGCAACCGGGACCGGCAAGAGCCTGGTGGCGGCGGCGCTCTGCAAGGAGCTGCTCGAGCGCTGGCCGGGACTGCGCATCGGCATCGTCACCCATGTCCGCGAGCTCATCCAGCAAAACGCGCGAGAGCTGCTGCGGCTATGGCCCCAGGCCCCGATCGGCATCTACTCCGCCGGGCTGAACCGACGTGATGCCAGGGCACAGATCGTATTCTGCGGGATACAATCCGCACACAATAAGTCGCAACTGCTCGGAGACATCGACCTGCTCGTCATCGACGAGTGCCACCTTCTGCCCCGCTCCTCCGACACCATGTACGGCAGATTCATTGCGGCCTGCCGCGAGCGCGTCTCCGACATGCGGATCGTTGGTCTCACAGCGACCCCATACCGCCTCGATTCGGGTCGCCTGGACCAAGGCGAGGGCGCTCTGTTCGAACGCACTATCTACAGCTACGGCATCGGCGCTGGCGTCAAGGATGAGCACCTGGCGCCGCTGATCAACAAGCATGGCGCCCACACCATCGACCTGAGCGGCGCCAAGGTGCGCGGCGGCGAATATGTCGCCGGCAGCATCGAGGCCGCGGCAATGGATCAGGACACCGTCGCCGGCGCCGTCTCGGATATCGTGCAGCGCGGCGCCGATCGTCGGGCCTGGCTGGTATTCTGCATCTCGGTGCGTCACGCCCATGTCGTGGCCGATGCCATCCGAGCGCACGGCATCACCTGCGAGGTTGTCAGCGGCGAGACGCCGAGCGGCCACCGTGACAGCATCATCGCGGCCTACAAGCGCGGCGAGATCCGGTGTCTCTGCAATGTCAATGTGCTCAGCACCGGATTCAACGTGCCCCATGTGGACCTGCTGGCCTGGCTACGCCCCACGCTGTCCCGTGGGCTGTACATTCAGGGGATGGGCCGGGCGACGCGCACGGCGCCCGGCAAATCCAATGCGCTGGTGCTGGACTACGCCGGCAACATCCAGCGGCACGGGCCCGTGGACATGGACGAGCCTGGCAGTGACTCAGCCAAGGGCAGTGGCGGCAAAGCACAAGACGCTCCCGTCAAGGTATGCCCGGAGTGCCAGAGTTACGTGCATGCGAGCGCGGCACGTTGCCAGGATTGCGGTCACGCCTTTCCGATGCGCGCCGTGCCGAAGCACGATGTCACGACCGACGATTCCGTGCCGGTCATGACGACGATGCCGCCCCAGTGGCTGGCGTGCAGCGCAATCGCATGCAAGGTCCACAACGCCGAGCGCGAGGACAAGCTGCCGTCCCTACAGGTCGACTACCTGTGCGGCATGACGTGGCACAGGGAATGGCTGTGCTTCGATCATGAGGGGTACGCAGCCACCAAGGCGCACAAGCTGTGGATCGAGCTCGGGGGCGGGCCGCCCGCGCCGGCCAGCGTGGAGAATGCCTATCAGCGGCGCTTCGAGCTGCAGGCGCCAACCGAGATCCTTATCAAGCCTGATGGCCGCTTCTGGCGCGTGCTGGCGCGGCGCATGGCCAAGAGCGAGGCCGCATGACCCATCCACTCGCCAGCGAGAAGCCCCATCTGTGCGCGGTGTGCCGCCGTCAGGCGATGCCGCTCGGATATCGTCCCCACGCAGATCTGCCCATGCTCTGGACGTGCGGAAACCCCATCTGCCAGGCACTTCTACCGAGGGTGTACGGCATGACCGATGAACGGCTGACGGCCTACGAGGAAAAGGCCGGCCTGGCAGCCGGCGATGCCGCCGGACAATGGCTCGACGACCTCGGCAAGACGGACCTCGCCACCCTTACCGCAGAGGAGTGGCGGGAGTTTCTGTGGCTCGTGATCAGCGGGCACCAGGCCAAGCTGCGCGAGATGATCCGCGACGACGCTGTCCCGTTCTAGGGGAGGGACATGTCGCGTAATCTACGCTTGGCGCTAACCCTTGCAGCGCAGGGGCTGTTCGTCTTCCCGTGTCAGAACGCACCTGGGACTGAGAATCACAAGAAGCCATACCCGCGCTTCTGGTGGAAATCCAAGTCCACAACTGTCGCCTCGACGATCGAGGCTTGGTGGCGGCTCTACCCTGACGCCATGCCGGTGATCGACTGCGGCAAGAGCGGCTTGCTCGTCATCGATCTCGACAAGAAGCCCGGCGGGCCTGACGGGCTGGCGGCATGGGCCAAGCTTGCCGCCGGTCATGAGCCTGTCGTCTGTCCTTTCTCAGAGACGCCCTCGGGCGGGCGCCATCTGATCTTCCTCCAGCCGATTCCGGCGCATGGGAACGGCAGAGGTGGGCTGCCCAGAGGGATCGATGTGCGGGGCGCCGGTGGCTATATCGTCGCGCCAGGCGCCCGGTCTCTCGACGGCGCCGAGTATCGGCTCTCCGGCGATCTTGCCAGTGCGCAGGCGGCGCCCGCCTGGCTGGTGGAGATCGTTCGCGGTGCAAAGCCGGCAGTATCCACCAGCCTGAACCGTACCGTCTCGGCCGCGGCGCCGCCTGCTGGTGATGATCCTGCCCGGCGCGCCGAGGCCCTGCGCCACATCCCCAACGATGATCGGGACATCTGGGTGCGCGTCGGGATGGCACTCAAGAGTCACCTCGGAGAGAGCGGCTTCGCGGAATGGCGCGACTGGTCGATGAGCTCGAGCAAATGGGATGAGCGCGATGGCCGCAAGGTGTGGCGCTCGCTGAAGCCCGAGGGCGGCGTCACCGTCGCCACTCTGTATGGCCTTGCCCAGGACCATGGGTGGCCGGAGACGCCGGCAAGAGACCCGGCGCAGGAAGCCAAGGGCGCCGAGCTCGCCCGTAGCCTGGTGCGGGGCGTGAACGGCATTCTGCACGATGCCGAAACGGGCGAGATCGTAGCGGAGGAGCAACCCATTCAGGCGGGCGGCGCCGAGCGGCTGCCGGAGCATCTCATGCGCGCCCCCGGCCTGGTCGGTGACATCCAGGACTGGATCGTGATGACAGCGCGCTATCCGTCGCCCGTCATGGCGCTGCTCGCAGCCGTCGTGGTGGTGGGTACGGCGATCGGGAGGGACAGGGCCGGCCCGACAAACAGCGCGACACATCTCTATGCACTGACTCTGGCGCCTACCGGCACCGGCAAGGCACACCCCATGGAGCAGGCTGCCCGGCTGATGCAGGCCGCCGGCATGACGGCTCAGATTGGTCCGAGCGACTTCAAGAGCGGCGCCGGCGTCGT